TAATCTTTAAGCCACGAGACGATGGTGTACTCACAGCCTTAATTTTCATTCCTCCCTTAGAAGTAACCTCTGGTGTTCTGCGCTCACTCATATTAACATTCTTGGTTTTACGCATAACATCCTGTGTCGCTTCTGATTGACCCTGCTCATAAAAGAACTTGGCAAACTTTTCAGGATTCATTGCTACTGCTAACGCTCGGTGATACCCTACTGAATCTTTCAAAAGCCCCGTATCATCCAGATACTTCATTACGAAGTTCATAGGATTTGAGTGCAATTTCTTCAATTCATCAGAGGATCCAGGCTTGAAAGTTACATTTTTGTCGTTCAGACTAAACTCAAAACCTTTGAATTCGCTATTAAACAACTCGTCTGTTTTCTCGGTAAACCATGTTTGCCGTCTTTCATTCTCCTGTTTCTGAGTACTTGCAGACTCTATATATTGACGATAAGCACTTAACTCTTCTTCTTGCTCCTTAGTTAAACTCCCACTTGACTCAAGCGGTTGTTTGAAAAACTCTTTCTGCGTTTCAAAGTGTTTTTTTGCTTTCGATAATACTTTTTTCTTTGCTAACTTTTTCTTCCTAATGTCAGAGTCATCATCAATGTCTTCGTCATACAGAAACTCTTCCATAAGGACATCGATGTCATCATTATCCAAGCCATCTTCAGTGGCTTTATAATACTCTTTTAGCAAAGAATCTTCATTCATGGAGTCAAAGTCCCTGTTCAAACGAACATAGTCCTCTATCCCCCTTCCTGTTTCTTTTTTATATTTCAAGTAGGCAGATACATCTTCAGGCATTTCCTCCGCTTGATCTTTTTCTGACATCAAATCATCAAACGAAGTAATATCCCTGCCGTATCTATTCCCTAAAAATTTAAGAACCTTTTCATCCGTTAGCGTTTCCTCCTGTTCTTGCTCTTGCTCAACACCTTCTTCTTGTTCTTGTTGTTCCTGTTCATGTTGGTCAAGAACCTCTTGCTCTCTCTGAGCTAAAGACTTTTCTTCACCGCCATCTACTTCTCTTACTTTAAATTCCATTATATTTAATTTTATACAAAGTTAATAAAAATATTTTATCTAGGGTTAAACTCCGCCAAATCAAAGCCATCGAGACTATCTTCATTAGACTCAAACTTTTGAGGAGGCAAATTATTTTTCCGTTGGTTTATTAGTTTCGACTGCTCAGAGTTCTGTTGGCTGATACGATTTGACTTGGCATCCTCTCTGTTTTGTTCTCTATCTGCAATAGATTGGTTAGCCATATTGTGTATCTGCTGGTTATACTGAAACTCTTGCTCCATTAGCTGAGATTTAACCTGAGCCTCTGCTTTCATCTTCTCTATCTCAAAGGCTATCTCCGCTTGTTTTACCTGCATCTTCATCCTGCCCTCAAGCTCAATCTTCTGTGCTGCTGTTTGTGCTGCCATCTGCTGAGACTGCAATTGCGCCTGAGCGGTCATTGCCTGCTGCTGCATAGCCATCTGCTCCTCCCTGTCTTGTTTGGCAATTCTCTTTACCTTCAGCAGTTGATTGGCAAGCTTTATGTTCTTAATCTCCCTGATGTCAATAGCATCCTCAAGATTTATATCTCCCTTGGACAATGCCATCTGAATGTTCTGCTCCAACTGTGCTTTCTGCTCCTCATCGGGAGAAACTTCTATGAAAATACCGAAGTCGTATATGTACAGATCAGAAATCTCATTGAGTATACTAACGTTATACTTCCCTATTTTGTTCGCAAAATCTTCCTTAAAGTCAGCGTACTCCAGTATGTCAGCAATCCTACATGAAACAGCTTCAGCTAATGTACGATACACATAAAGGCTTGCATCTAAGATATGCCTGGTTGCTGTATTTGAGTTCAATGCAGCTAACTTTTGTACACCCACCAAAGCATTAGGGTCTGGAGTAGAACCATCTCTTGCTTCGTTCAATCCCGTTACATTACGAATCTGATTTAGATAGTGGTTGTAGTTCGACAATAGCATCTGAGTTTTCCCTGCTCCTGAGTTGGAGTTAAGTTGTTGGATAGGAACTCTTGCATTGTTAAACTCTCCATCCTGTGTATAGCTTCTTCCGATAACAGAACCTGTCTGGAAGTATAACCTCAAGGCATCCTCTGGATTGTATGCTGCTCCCGTTCCCAGGTCAACCTCATTCAATCCATCTGCATCAATAAATACACCATCGGGGACAACCTTGGATATAACCTGCTGTAATTTCAAATGTGTAATTTGAATTAAATCGGCAAAGGGAATCATCCTTCTTACTAAAGACTCTATCACTCCTTTGTACATCCTCGGTGCTACAGCGACATAATTTGGCATTGCGTGTTGAGATGATGACTTGGGTCGTACCATATTCTCCGCAAGCTCCCATTTCAAAATGATATTCGTCCCCATCACCATGATGCCCTCGTACCACACATCGATGGTCTTGGAGATCTTCTCAAATTTCCCTTCTTCCATCATGTCAGCAGGAGGGTTGAACTGGTCATCTTTCTCTATGATCCTGGTTCCCCCACCTTCTAGTATCTTTTTCTTATATACAAACTTCTTTGTACTCTTATAGTTGAAGTACAACAGAGTGCAGGTATCCTTATAGAAAATGTCGCTGTCATAAAACTGCGATACATTGTAGTAGTCGTACCAGCTCTGGCTGGACTCAGATATCTTCTCCATATCATCTTTGGTAAGACTCTGGTCTATCTTCATCAGCTCTGTCATGGGGACGGTCTTTACCTCGCCCCAATAAAAGCAGTCTTTAAAATGTGGGTCTTCAGTGTAGCTGTACACCACGTTTGCAGGATCAACATAAGACACTTCAACTCCTGCTCCTGGCAAGAACTCGTGTCTTGCTATGCCCACCCCCAATACTGTCAGGTCATAGTCTAGCCTTTTTCGTAGATCGTAGTAGTGATTCTCTTCAAATATCGTATCTATAGCTTCTTCCTCGGCAATCTCTATGGCAGGCTTATAGTGTAAGTTCATATACAAAGCTAACTCCTCATCGTCTTTTGGCAACTCGTCCGGTGGCATAATGAAAGGGTCTACATTTGTATTCTCTTTTACAATACTCAAGATATCCTTTGCTGCCATCTGCCCTTCTATCATATCCTGATACTTGTTCTTCTTCGCCTGCGACATAGCATCCTGCGCCTGAGCTTTAGCGGTGAACAGTCTGCCAGACATTCCATTTACAACAATATCAACAAACTTAGGCAGAATAGGGACGGGAGTCCAATCCAGGTTCAGGTAAGACAAATCTCCATCTACCGCAAGCTCATTTTTATACTTGCTTACAGATTGCTCACCACGAGCATACAGCCTCAGATTATGAAACTGCCTCCACTGGTCATAGAATCTACAGTTAGATCCATCTTTTTTAAACCATTCGTATTGTATGGCTTGTCCTACCTGTAATCCGAATTCATCAGTTGCCTTATCAGCATCTGAAGTTAATTGGCTAGGGAATTTCTCTGCTGATATGTTTATTTCTACCTCTTTCATTGTCTTATTATTTGGCTTGTTGTCCCTTTGTTATTGTATCTTGCAAAGGTAACACTTATTTTTGACTGCTTTTTCACAGGCGTATACAAATGCTTTTGATTAGCCATAATCGCCAACCCTGAGCTTATTGTAGCATCATATTTTGTCCTGTTGTTGATATCAAACTTAGCCCAATCTTCCAGCGTTCTGACAAACGGCATATCGCCTATCTCATCGGGCGGTCTGTTAAACCCTTCTAAATCAAACCCTACATACTTTTCAATATACGATTCAATTGCTGAGGCGTGAGCCTGCTTCACTGCTTCGGAAGTGTTCGGTATACCCCCCAGCTCCCTCTCTGTCTTTGATAGTTTGTTATATGCCTTGTCAGGTCTGTTTAGACTAAAGCCCCTGTATCCCCTGTTTTTGAAATGATATAAGAGCCTTGGTTTGTTGTTCTCTATTAATATTGGCATCCCATAGAACACACAAGCCATCAGCACTTCCTCAAAAAATATCTCAGCAGTCTGAGGTCGTGCCACATACT